ACTGGAGGAATAAATCCACCTGTTTCTCTAAGATCTAGCTCAGTAATTCCTGCTGGATTTTGGTTCAAAGGTAGGCCCATGACGCCTGCTGCCTGCATCGCGTTGTCTTCTGCTGAGTCTCCTCTAGCATAACCTATTCTACCGCCTTCTGCCATATCTGTTTTATCTCTATCTCTCATCATATCAATGTATTCTAAAAAATCATCAAAGCTACCCTTGAACGTACCATCAGCAATTGCTTTTCTATAAGCTTTGAACTCTTGACTATCGTCTGTTCCATTAGAATAACCTATTCTACCGCCTTCTGCCTTTTCTTCATATATTTTAAAAAGTTCTAGTGGTGCTTTTTGTTTCTTAAAATCAGCTTCTGTCTCTAAAAAATCTTTAGGTACTAGATCCATATCAAAGCCATATAAAGATTGACCAATTTTTCCACTTTGTCTAATACCTGACGGACTTTTTCCTGCAGCTCTTTGTTTTGTAGCAAAATCAAAATATTTTTGCATAGAATCAAATTTATCTCCTCCAAAAAATCTAGTTTTTTTAGCGTCTATATTTAATAAATCATCATAGTCTTCATAAACTTTTGCAAGCATTCGTTCATCCATTAAACCTTTAGAACCTGGAAATCCAAAATTCATTTCTGCAAAGGTAGGTAATCCAGTAATATTTTCTGATGAAGTATCAAATCTATCTCTTCTAGTTATAGTTTGTTGTGGACTGTCGTCTCTTCTATTATTACCACCACCGACAGAACTAGTATTTGTTCCACTTCTTTGTTTACCACCACTGCCCATTGCTCTATCTCTGGCTGAAGTAGACCGTCCTTTTGATGCCCCACCTTTACCTGTTTTAGCATCACTTCCTTGATATCCTCCACCAAATCTATAACCAATACGTCCACCATCTGACATGTATTCTACCATGTTAGATTCTACTAATTGATTTATTCTAGCTTCGTATTCTTCATCCTCTTCGTTATCTCTTTGTGGATTTAAATTTGTAAAATATTCTCTTAAATAACTTCTTATTGCAGATGGATTACTACCAATTGATCCTACTTCTGGTTGAGGCATGCCTCCAGTTAAAGCGGATAAACCAAGTGCTCCAACAGCTTTACCCAAGAATGGCATATTTTTTATATTAGATAATATATTACCTGCTTTGAAACCTGTGCCAGCTATTCCTGGTAAACTTTTACCAAAGAATGTACCACCACCTAAACCATATAATGCACCAGCTGTAAGAGCCATTTTACCTGCATCAGATTTGATAAAACTACCAATACCTTTAGCAACACCTTTAATAGCTTTCTTAAGGCCACCTAAAAATGCTTCTTCTCTAGGCACAATATTCATAATACCACCGCCCATACGTAATTGTCTTTCCATCATTCCTCTAGATATTGGCATAATTAATAAAGTTTATATAAAAAACTCTCCTTTTACAACTGAGAATCTCCGCCCAAAGGCAAGGACTCTACTGTTAATTTTACACTTCTAGAGATATCTTCTCTTTTAGTGTCTGTTCCAGGGTTATCTACATCGGCGTTTGCTTCTGCATCTGACATATATTCTTGACCTGTTTTTAAATTTTTTAAAGTAATCTCACACTCTGGTGTGATAACCACAGTTGCTTTACCGTTAATTTCTCTTATTTCTTTTTTAGCTTTTGTTTCTATGAATGGCATTAGTCTCTATTTATCTCCAGTATTGATGCAATAACATGTAATTCATTTGCATCTGATGCTTGTGCTTTTAATATTTCATTCTCTTCTAAAATAAGAGGATGAGTTAACAGTTCAGTTGTTGCTTTTGATGCTATGGCTTTGTCTTTAAACAAATTAAATACTGCAGATGCAGCATTTGTTATTGTAAAAGTTACATCACATCCTGATCCAGCGTCTTCTGATACTAATAAACTTTTGATTATAGCTCTAGAATCTGCCGGTGTTGTATATATTGTAGTGTTATCTGTAGTAGTTAAATCTACTAATTCGTTTTTGTATATATTAGCCACTTATAAACCAAGAAAATCTTTCTTGCTCCTGTTTTGTTTCATTTAAATATGTAGAATTTAATTGTTCTACCACTAAAGAAATAGTTCTATTTATTTGTTTCTGGTTAGAAACATTATATTCTTCTTTTGGTTCTGGTATTCTAACGTTAATCTTTGCCATACTTACCTACTAAATAGCAAATAGGTTCTAATACTTTTCTGTATATTCTGCCTAACAAATGAACCTTGTTTCTTGATTCCTGTCGTATGTCTATTGTTCTATGAACTGCAATGTGTTCCAATACTTTTTTAAGAACATAATTTTTCTTAGATAGTTTTACTAATGGTAAAAATATTTTATGATAACCTCTTTGATACTCAGGTGCTAATCCTTTTGAGTGTCTTAACCAAATTTTATTTCTAAATGATCCAAAGCCATAAGACTCATTCATCATGGTGCAAACAATCTTGCCGCCACCACCGCCTTTATCATCACCTCCACCAACGTCTCCTAACATTTGAGGCATTCCTATTTTTGCTTTAGCTTTATTTATATCAGATTGAATTGTAGGATCATCTTTTCTTTCACCTCTTGCCACCTCTCTATCATATTCTCTAGCCAAAGCGTCTCTGCTTTTAACTATATTGGCTGATGTTCTAGGTGCGCTAGTAATATTACCTATTGTTGTTCTATCATCTTTTGCTTGTTGTTGTGCTGCCCTAACTGCAGCAGCTGGAGAAATACCTAATCCAAACTCTCCAAGACCTCCTTGATCTACAAAACCTCCACCTGGGTTAAATCGTGCACCTGGTAGACCTATGGTGCTTTTAAAAGCATCATCGGCGGTTATGCCAAAATCATCATCAGCATCTTTTGAAGATACTATGGTGTCTTTTTTACCACCACCAACAATATCTAATATTTTTATATTTCCTTCAGCATCTAAATTTGGATTACCAAAACCTAAACTAGGCGGTGCTATTGGCATGGTGGATACATCTTCACCTTTTCCTAATCGTAATTGAGTTTCAACAATATTAGTTTTCATTTTTACAGGTGATTGTTCATCAACAAATTTTCTACCATACTCAGCAACAGCTTGTATTTGATCAATTAAATTTGTAGTTTGATTAGTGCCTGGCATAATAGCCTTTGCATTAATTTCAGCCAATTGTTCTGCTGACAAAGTGCCATCAACAAGTCCTTGTACTTGTGTGTCACTTAAATTGTATTTTTCTTTTAATCTATCACCTATTTTACCAACTCTTTCATCAATTGTTTCTTGAGTTATTTTGTTAGCATTATATCCAGCCATCACATTTTCCACTGTATTATAATTTTCTGTTGGGTTTGCAACTATTCTACCTATGTCATCAGTAATTACACCTTGATTTCTTAATTCATTTTCATAGATAGCTCTTGGATTTACAGGAAGCATATCTTGTAAAGCTTGTAATCCTTTACCTGCGAGTCCTGGAACAACATCACCTATTCTAGCGTATGGATTTAAATAGTTTTTTCTTAATTGACTAAAAGCACTTAAAGCTGAATCATCTCGTCCAGGCATCATACTTGGTATTCCAGGTGTAGAAATTACATCATCATCATCGTCGTCATCATCTACAGGTGGTTGATTTCCACCGCCACTAGATGTGCTATATTTAAAAGTCTCTGGTAGATTTTTTCTATTTAAATAATCTTGTACTAATTCAAATAAAGTTTTTGCCATTATCTTCTTCCATCCGGTTGTATATCTAGCTTAAATGTTCCAAATCTCCATTCTTCGCCATTAGAATCGTTCTCTATCTTGAAGTTAACGAAACGACCCCTTGCTCTTGTATCCTTTTTATCAGTAGATGAGTCTATTGTAAAGGGACTCAAACTAGTGCTTGTATCTGATTGCTGTGGATACCTTTTCACAGCCAACGTAACTTTAGCATTACCAGCCAAAGTTTTAAAATCAGGAACAAAACGTCTTACAGCTAAGAAAATCTCACCTGCAATGCTTGGTCCTGACGATCTCCCCCTTGCATCTCTTTGTCTTTGTTGTAGGTCAAAATCAAAAGATTTGATAAAAGATGGCACTATTGTTGTTGAACCGTCTTCATTAACTTGATCTGTTCCTATCTCATGTTCAAAATATTTTGTCTGTCCTAAACCATCTTGACCTATAACAGCAGGAAAAGTCCCATCGGCTGTGCTGCTATATTTTGTAGCATAGGGTGCTGGATATATAGTTCCGTCCATCCAACTGGTTCTAGCTTCTGTGCCTGTATACCAACAGTTTTCACCATAGTTAAATACCACATACTTATTATTAAAATCAGAACTTGATGATGGATAATACCAAGTTACTTCTGTAAATAAATTATTTAAACCAGCAGCAACTTGTTGTCCTTTTGTTGTATCAAAATCATTAAATACAAAGTCCTCTACACTGCAAGGCAATGATTTAACTGTACCATCAAATAAAAAGAAACCATTTGGTGACAACCAAAATGCTGATCCATCTATTTCTACAGCTGCATTTTTACCTATCAATCCACAGTTTGTACCAACCTGTTCAAAACCAAACGTAAAAGGAGATCCAATAAATTTCATAGTATACAATGCATTGTCTGTCCATATTAGAATTGTCTCTTTTGCTTTTAATGCTCCAACTATTTTAGTTCCATCTTGTAGTCTTTGTGAACCCGCTGAGTTTATAGAAGTTGCAATATATGTATTGATATCTTCTTGATCAGAAAATCTTATAAACATATCATCTTGTGTAGTCGTATCACCAATAGTTGTTTCTGTTCCAAGATGTATTAAGTGTCTAGTTGTTGGTGATATTAGTGTGACTCTTGATGCAGTAGGATTACTTCCTGTTGCAAAACCAGACGTTGTAGTCGATGCTCTGTTTAATAAAGGTGTTGCAGCTCCTGCGTTCCATGTAAATGTTTTACCGTTTGCAATAGTTGCTATAAGAACTTGTCCAAAATTATCTAGGCTCCAGAGGCCTGGTTCTAGAACTACTGTTGATGCATTTACTGCACTACCAAATCCAGAAAAATTTGTAGCATTTGATACTGTGGCACCACTACTATGTGCTTGTCCATTTGATGTACCAGCTGTTGCTGTACCATTTGTACCTCTGGTAATACCAGTTAAATCATTAGAACTTATTCCAGTATAAGTTATTAACTCATTGCCTACAGCTATAGTCCCACCACCTGTTGGAAAACCTGTAACTGATGTTAAAGTTATCGCTGTACCAGATCCTCCTGTACCAGCAGTATCTGCAAGTAACGCTCCATTTAAAGTTGTTGTTGCAACTCCAGATACGTTTCCACCATAGTTGCCAATACCAAAACCATATCCATAAGACTGAGCTGCAGGGCC